TGGGCAATCTCACTGGTGTGAACCAGTTTGTAAAGCGCACGTGGACTCTGCATTACCCTCTCCTTAACGGTGAAACGTATGTCAACTCGGTGAAGGCCCAGGAATTCCTGGGCTTCCCGATTGCTGACAAACCTATCCCGTTTGATCCCACAAACCACTGGGGAAGTTTGACAGGTATTGACCTGAATAACTTCGCGTGGTCTATCCTTGCTGGCACCAACCCGAATGTACCTCACGTGAGTGTACCTACGATTATTGGTGAACTCAAGGATCTTCCTTCACTCGTCAAAATACGAGGGGACGGCTTTCTTCGGAAAGTCGCACAGAGCCACCTTTCGTGGCGCTGGGCCCTTCGTCCTATGCTGAGTGACTTACGCAAGCTGTGTGACTTCGCTCGGGCGTTTGATAATCGCCTGATGGAGTTATACTCTTTGCGTGATGGTCGTGTCATGCGGAGACGGTGCCATCTGGGCAAGTCTACGGTCCGAACCACAAATGAGACCAATCATTGGTTTCATGCGGGGTACGGGGTCCTGTTACAAGGACCGCTTCAGCACTACTACACCAAAGAGGTGTGGGGTACGGCCCAGTGGAAACTGGCGCCTGATAGTGTTTTGCCGAAGTTAGGTTACGGTCCGCTAGTTAATCTAGCGAATCGACTTAACTACGGCATTACTAGTCATGAAGCGCTCGCCGCGGCCTGGGAATTGACTCCTTGGTCGTGGCTAGTTGACTGGTTTTCGAATGTTGGCGATGTAATCGCCGCAACGAATAACAGTGTAGACTTGCATTGGCAGAAGATCTGCGTAATGCGTAAGATGAACTCAATCATCGACGCAAAAGTAGATCGCAGCATCTCAACATCGTGGGTCACATTGGATAGTGACTACGTGTTGCGATGCGAGAGGAAGGAGCGCTTTCCATGCACTCCAATTCTCCCGTTTCCCTATCCTTCGCTTCCCATTATTGATAGTGGGAAGATGTCGATCCTGGCATCGCTGGCTGCACTCCGGCTATTGCCGGGTGCTTAAGACCATACAGTGCCAGAGGATTCTCCCATGTTGGGAAACACGCTCGTTCTTCCACAGGTTGGTGGTGACATCACACTTGTGAAGATCAACCAGGACGCGTACTCTTCGGAGTACATGTTCAAGAACTCAACGTCTGAGTACCGTGCTCGAATTCGTCATTCCAAGACGAGTGCGAGCGCCACCCGGCCGGTTTACGATCGGCACAATTTTGAAATTGTGCAAACGATCTTTGCCGCCGGTGACGTTCCGGAGTATCAACGAAAGTTCTACTTCGTGTGGGAGGTTTTGCCTTCCGAGACCTCGAAAGATCTCGCGGATGCCGTGGCCGATCTGATGATCGTCACGAGCGACGCGTTTCTTACGAGCCTCCTTGGCTGGGAATCGTAACTCGTCGTTACGTCCAGTCTCGGAGTGGTTGCGTGTTCCCTGACGGCATGGGACATTTCTAGGAGTTAATCCCAGTATGTCTAATCGCCATGTTAGGGAGTTGAACCAGGTCTTTGTAGCAATCTTTAAGGATGCTACTCAGGCCTACCCGACGCTGAGGGCGGAATTTGAGAAAGATCTCACCCGTCTTCAGAGCCTCGT